CTCAGACTATTCATTTAGAATATTCAAATGAAACCTCTGATATTTGTATGATGCCATGGATATGTGCAGACAATTATGATCAGTCTCTTCTAGAAATAAAAATGACGAATGCAACAATCTGTATGGGTCATTTTGAAATTCAAGGATTCACTATGCATCGTGGTGCGGTTTGTACTGATGGTTTAGATCCATCAATCTTTGATAAATTTGACCTAGTATTCTCTGGTCACTATCACCATAGATCAAACAATGGATCGATTCATTATCTTGGCAATCCTTATGAGTTGACTTGGATGGACTACAATGATCCACGTGGATTTCATCTATTTGACTTAGATACTAGAGGATTGGAATTCATTGAGAATCCAAATCGAATGTTTCATCGAATCGTGTATGATGATAAAGTCGAAAGTCTTCAGTCTATTTCAAGTAAGGATCTATCTTCATACAAAGGGACATATGTTAAAGTTGTCGTAGTCAATAAAACTAATCCATATATGTTTGATGTGTTCATCAATAATCTTTATAAAGAAAATCCAATTGATATTTCAATCGCAGAAGACTTCTCTGATATTGAAGATTTGGAAGAAGATGTTGTCAATGAAACAGAAGACACAACTACAATCTTAAATAAGTACGTTGACAACTTGACAACCGATCTGAATAAAGATAAACTCAAAGGATTACTCCGAGAACTCTACGTCGAAGCACTAAATCAAGAAGTATGATTACATTTACAAAAATTAGGTGGAAGAACATTCTCTCCACGGGGAATGCTTTTACCGAGATTGACTTGACTCGATCCACCAACACACTCATAGTGGGGCAAAATGGCGCTGGGAAATCTACCATACTTGACGCTTTTACATTTGTTCTTTTTGGCAAACCGTTCAGAAAGATTAACAAACCCAATCTAATCAATTCAATCAATCAGTCAAATGGTGTTGTTGAAGTAGAGTTTACGATTGGTAAGAAAGAGTATAAAGTAATTCGTGGATTGAAACCTAATGTCTTCGAAATCTTTTGTGATAAAGTTCTTCTGAATCAAGATGCAAAAGCAAAAGACTATCAAGAACACCTCGAGAAATTTATTCTAAAACTGAACTATAAGTCTTTCACACAAGTTGTGATTCTTGGTTCGGCATCGTTTGTTCCGTTCATGCAGTTGTCCGCTGCCGATCGGCGTACAATCATTGAAGATCTACTTGACATTGGTATCTTCTCTTCAATGAATGCCGTTGTTAAAAATGAATTGAGTGATCTTAAAGATAAACAAAAAGATGTTGATTATGAAATGAAACTGGTCGCAGAGAAGATCAAGATTCAGAAACAGAACATAGAAGATCATAAAACAAACTCTGCAAGTGAGATTGCCAAGAAACGCGAAGAGATTGAGGCAAACAATACTTCTATTGATAAACTCAAAAGTGATATTGCTTTAATTGAGAAACATGTGGATCAATTATTAGACACTCTAAAAGATAGAGCATCTACTGAACAGAAGTCCAAGAAGATGCTTCAAATTGAGGCAAAGTTTGAAAATAACAACTCTAAAATTAAAAATGAAATAGAGTTCTATGAGAACAATGACAACTGCCCTACTTGTCATCAATCAATCCATGAAGATCACAAAACAAAAAGCATTCAAGAAAAGAGAGAGAAATTAACAGAGATTGAAAAAGCAACCGAGTTGTTGTTGGTTGAAATTGAAAAGAACAATAAAAGACTTGATGAGATTACAAAGACTCAAGAGAACATTAGAAATCACAATTCAGAAGTTGTAAAGTTAAACACTCAATTTAAATCATTGAACACATACAACACAAAGTTGTTGAATGAGATTGCACAGATTGAGAAGAATACTGCATCGTTTGAAACTGACAACGCTAAGTTAAAAGAATTGAAAGTGTTGTTGGAAGGTCATGTCAGAAATGCAAAACAGTATGCAGAAGATAAACAGTACTATGAGTATGCGTCAACTCTATTAAAAGACACAGGTATTAAAACTAAAATCATTAAGCAGTATTTGCCTGTAATGAACAAGTTGATTAATAAATACCTTGCCGCGATGGACTTCTTTGTTAACTTCAATCTTAATGAAAACTTTGAAGAGACTATTAAGTCCAGACATAGAGATGAGTTTTCTTACGCATCTTTCTCTGAGGGTGAAAAGATGCGTATAGATTTGGCACTCCTGTTTACTTGGCGGCAAGTTGCAAAGATGAAGAACTCGGTAAACACGAATCTTCTAATACTTGATGAAGTGTTTGACTCATCTCTAGATGGAGTTGGAACAGAAGAATTTCTTAAACTTCTAAACTCTTTAGATACAAATACAAATGTGTTTGTTATATCACATAAGGGTGATCAACTCTTTGACAAGTTCAGATCGGTAATTAAATTCGAAAAGCGAAACAATTTTTCACAGGTGGCAAAATGAGTGATGTTATTACGTTCAATACAGAAACATGGAAAGATGATTTAAAATCACCAAAAATGACTGTTACTACTAAAGTTAGTACTTTCAAGTTGGTGTCTGAGAATGATCCGATTCTCAAAGAAGTTATTCCAGAATTTGACTTTGATAATCCTCCAGTTGATCCTAATGCGTTTGCAAGTTCTCTTGTTGAGACTTGTATTAAACATGAAGGATTTGGACTATCTGCAAATCAATGTGGATTTAGGCATCGTGTATTCGTTGTTGGTGCTGGAGAAGAATACGTTGCATTCTATAATCCAAAGATTGTTTCATCATCAGGTTCTACAAAGTTACCAGAAGGATGTTTATCATTCAAGAATCTTTATCTAGAGGTTGAAAGACCTGAATCGATTGAAGTTGAATATCAAGACTTTACTGGTACACATAAAACTGCCAAATTTAGTGGACTCACGGCACGGTGCTTTCAACACGAGCTTGACCACCTGAACGGAGTGTGTTACACTAAGCATGTTGGTCCTGTTGCCCTCAAGATGGCGAACAAGAGGAGAATCAAATTTGTTCATTCGACAGACTAGGAATACATAATGAAAGTGAATGAAAGTACAGAATATGAAAATTGCATTGGTGTAAGAGACACATCACAAGCAATTACTTTTGAAGATTTACTTGGTGAGATTCAAGATCCTTCTACCAGTACTCCTGATTGGAAGAAACATTGGAAAGGAATGCCTGAATATGAACAGGATAAGAATCCACCTTATAAACAAATCTATTTGAACTTCCGTAACAAAGAAGACTATGAAGCGTTTGCTAAGTTGATTGATCAGAATTTGTCTGAGAAAACTAAAAGTATTTGGTATCCAAAACTAGATCGTGAAGAGAACTCTCTGATGAGATGGATTGAAGAATGACAAACCCTGTTCATCCTGTTTATATTATTTCTAAATCTCGACATGAGAGTATGAAGACTTCTAGATCATTGTCTAGAATGAAAGTGCCTCATTATATTACGATTGAACCTCAAGAAGAAAAACTGTATGAACAAGCGCTTGATAACTTTAAGATTAGAGATTATGTAACTCTTTTAGTTGCTCCATTCTCTAATCATGGTGATGGACCAGGTCGTGCAAGAAACTGGTGTTGGGATCATTCAATCTCTATTGGCGCTGATAAACATTGGGTTCTAGATGATAATATTGATGACTTCTATCGATTAAACAATAACAAACGTATTCGTGTTGAGTCTGGTGCAATATTTAAGGCAGCAGAAGATTTTGTAGATCGATATGAGAATGTTCCTATCTCTGGATTTCAATATCGATTCTTTATTGCACCTAATAGTTTTTATCCACCATATGTTAAGAACACAAGAATCTATTCTACTCTTTTGATTTCTAATGATTGCAAACATCGATGGCGTGGTCGATATAATGAAGATACTGATATCTGTCTGCGTGTCCTAAAAGATGGTGATTGTACTATTCAATTCAATGCTTTTCTACAAGGTAAAGCAGCAACACAGACCGTCAAAGGTGGTAACACAGAAGAGTTCTATCACAAAGAAGGCACAATGTCTAAAGAAGAGTGGAGAGATGGTAGACTTAATCCAGAAGGCACAAGAAACAAATCTCAGATGTTAGTCGATCTTCATCCTGATGTTGCAACAATGGTTAAGAAGTATGGACGTTGGCATCACTACGTCGATTACTCTGTCTTTAAGAAGAATGAATTGAAATTGAAACCTAATGTTGTTATACCAGAAGGTATCAACAACTACGGTATGAAACTCGTCAGAAATTTTGGAAAGCAAAATTCTCTTGACATCTCGCATATATAGTAGTATACTATATTTTACTCGCAAGAGTATTTTTCGTGAACTGATAATGGAGAAACACAATGGAAAAAATGAATGTTAAGGATCGTATGCTCGCCGTCCTCAAACAGAAAGAAGGATATAACACCTTTACCGTAAAGCAAGCGCGCCGTCGATTTGGTATTGAGAATGTCGCTGCACGAATCAGCGAACTTCGTCAAGAAGGTCATTGCATTTATACAAACACAAAAACTTTGCAAGATGGACGTAAGATTAACTTTTATCGGTTAGGCACTCCAACTAAAGGTCTTGTTAAAGCTGCACTACAATCTGGTTATTCACTAAGTTAATATCATCTTGTAGGTGGTAAGAGGAGCGTAATGCTCCTCTTTTTTTTCTATAAAAATGGAGTTGTTATGGAAATTTCTATCAAAGCCGAAGAGTTGCAAAAGAAAAGCATCTTCGTTGCTACACCAATGTATGGTGGGCAAAATCACGGACTCTATATGAAAGCATGCCTTGATCTTCAAGGTCTTTGCGTTCAGTATGGAATCAATATTAAATTCTCGTTTCTATTCAATGAGTCGTTGATTACTCGTGCGCGAAACTATCTTGTTGATGAGTTTTTGCATCGGTCGGATTGTACACATCTTTTGTTTATCGACTCTGATATCCATTTCAATCCACAAGATGTACTTGCTATGCTTGCATTGGACAAAGATGTTGTCGGTGGTCCATATCCTAAGAAGTCGATCAAATGGCGCGCTGTTAAAAAAGCAGTCGAATCTAATCCTGATATTGATCCAGGTCTTCTTGAGAAAGTGACTGGTGATTATGTGTTCAATCCAGTTAAAGGTACTTCACAGTTCTCTGTGTCTGAACCATTGGAAGTAATGGAAATCGGTACTGGCTTTATGATGGTAAAGCGTGAAGTGTTTCCTCAGTTTGAGAAACAGTATCCAGAATTGAAATACAAACCAGATCATGTTGGTCAAGCTAACTTTGATGGCACTCGATACATTCATGCATTCTTTGATACTGTGATTGATAAAGTGTCTGAACGTTATCTATCAGAAGATTACATGTTCTGTCAGTGGTGGCGTAATATGGGTGGCAAGATTTGGTTATGCCCATGGATGCGTACTCAACACATTGGCACATATCACTTCCAGGGAGATATGCCAGCAGTGGCAAATTATGTCGGAGAAATGTAATGTTCGTTGGAATTCTTGGCTTTATTGGATCAGGTAAAGGTACTGTTGGAGACATTTTATCTGATGTTGGTTTTGAAAAGATTAGTTTTGCATCCCATCTTAAAGATGTAACTTCTGTTATGTTTGGATGGGATCGCAATCTACTTGAAGGTGATACTGATGAATCACGAGAATTTCGAGAAAAAGTAGATACATTTTGGTCTGATAAACTTGGACGTAAGTTTACACCCCGTCTTGCATTACAACTAATGGGCACAGAAGTTGGACGTAATGTGTTTGGCGAAAACATTTGGATCCATTCATTAGAGAATAAAATCAAAGATGTAAGTAAACATTACGTTGTTACAGATGTACGATTTCAAAATGAAATTGATTGGATTAGAAAACAAAAAGGTATTCTAATCGAAATCAGAAGAGGTAAACTTCCATTGTGGTATAACGTAGCAAGTGAAGCTAACAATGGTTGTCAACATTCTATCTCGATCATGAAAGATATTGAAATTCATGAGTCTGAGTGGAAATGGATTAACAAACAAAACGTAGACCATGTGGTCAGAAACGATGGAACTCTTGAAGATCTACGAGAAAGTATGATTTTGTGCTTGAAAATGTTCTATGGATATGATATGATTGATGAACTTACTATAGGAGTATTGTAATGAAACTGTCGCCCGACACTATGAATATCTTGAAAAACTTTACTGGAATTAACGAAAGTATCTTTGTTAAACCTGGTAATGTACTTGAAACTATCTCGAAAAAGAAGAACATTCTTGCACGAGCAGAAGTTGTTGAATCTTTTCCAACTGAGTTTGGCGTGTATGATGTTAATAACTTTCTAAGTGTTATTACGCTTGATCGTACTGGTATTCCAGAACTTGAGTTTAATGATAAAGAGATTTTGATCAGTACACATTCTGGTCGTAGTAAAATTCGATATCGTAAAGCAGCAAAAGAAACTATTCTTATTCCTCCAGAAAAGAGTATCAATATGGATTCAGCAGAGATTAAATTCACTCTCGCTGCTGTAGACTTTGAGTGGATTACTAAAGTTGCAAGTGTTTTGAGTTCTCCAAATATTGCATTCGTTTCTGATGGTAAAAATGTTTCTGTTGAAGCGTTTGATAAACTTGATGATGCTGCACATGCAAACTCAACTGATATTGGTGAATTTGCATCAGAGAAACCATTCAAGATGATCTTTGCTTCTGAGAATCTTAAACTGATTGCAGGCGCATATGATGTTACTGTCTCTGCAAAAGGTATCGCCCATTTCAAAAACAAAAATGCTCCAGTTGAATATTGGATCACTACTGAAACTGGTTCTAAGTACGGCGCTTGATTATTTTTTATATTATGGAGATTGTGAATGGAAAATCAAATGTTGTGGGTCGAGAAATATCGTCCACACAAAGTTGCTGATTGTATTCTCCCGGAAACTCTTAAATCTACATTTCAGGAATATGTTAATAGAAAAGAAATCCCAAATCTGCTTCTTGCTGGATCCGCAGGCGTTGGTAAAACAACAGTCGCAAAAGCCCTCTGTGAAGAAGTCGGATGTGACTACATCGTCATCAATGGTTCAGACGAAAGCGGCATTGACACATTCCGTAACAAAATTAAAAATTATGCATCCTCAATGAGTCTTTCTGGTGGTCGAAAGGTCATCATCATTGACGAGGCAGATTATTTAAATCCTAACTCAACTCAACCTGCACTTCGTGGTGCGATTGAAGAATTTGCAATTAATTGTTCATTCATCTTTACTTGTAATTACAAGAATCGCATTATCGAACCACTTCATTCTCGATGTTCTGTTGTTGAATTCAAGATTCAGAATGGACAGAAAGCAAAGATGGCAACTCAATTCTTTAAACGAGTTGAGAACATTCTTCGCAACGAGAATGTACAGTTTGACAAAGAAGTTGTCGCTGCGGTTATCACAAAACATTTTCCAGACAATCGCCGCATTCTAAATGAATTGCAACGATATGCTGTATCTGGTTCTATTGATAAAGGTATTCTTGCAGCAGTTGCTGATGTTCAACTTACTGGACTAACTAAATCATTGAAAGAAAAAGACTTTACTTCTATGCGGAAGTGGGTCACAAACAATCTTGATAATGATCCTAAAACAATTCTTCGTAAGATTTATGATTCACTATATGATCTATTGAAACCAGATAGTATTGCTCCTGCTGTGTTGATTCTATCTAAGTATCAATATCAATCTGCATTCGTTGCAGATCAAGAGATTAATCTAGTTGCATGTCTTATTGAATTTATGGTTGAGTGTGAGTTCAAATGAAATTTGATCTATATGGAAATAAAATATTAGATGCTTCTGATTTTTCTAAGAAAATAATGAAACAGTTTAATGATCAACAAGAGATTAGAATCTATCATAGTTTTGGAACAAAAAGTGGTCATGAAAATGATTGTTCTACTATTTTCCCTAGATCTGCAATATATTGCATTTATAAAAATGGTAAACCAATATATGTGGGTCTAAGTCGAAATTCTACTCATAATAGGATAGGTAGATTTGTTCAAGGTGCTTTAAATAAAGAAACTAAGAACACTAAACATCCTGGTGGTCGACGATACCGTATAGAATATGGTGATGACTTACGAGGATTAAGTGTTAAGTATTTTGATATGACAAAGATAAATCTTCCAGAATACATCTCTATGGAAGAAATTGAACTTGATCTAATTCGTAAATTGAAACCAAAGTTGAATATTCAAATTCGAAATTTCGCGCACATTGAAAAATGTTCATTAGAGGCACTATAATGGATTTATTTAAAGACATTATTCCATCTATACTTCAAACTAAGAAGTACACCTTTTCAGAAGATTCATATAAACCATACGTTGCAAATAAAGCATTATCGTATCATATCGATTGTGTTCCATATGCAAATCAAATGAATATGTCTACATCACTCGATTCTGAATTACAATATCAGTATCTTCTAAATACTATTCGTGGGATGAAACGAAAGTTTCAACCATGGCAAAAAGCAAATAGTATTGAAGATTTGGATTGTGTTAAAGAATACTTTGGTTATTCTAATGCGAAAGCAAAAGAAGCACTACGTATCTTGAATAAAGACCAGATATCTTTGATAAAAGAAAAACTAGACAAAGGTGGAGTGAAGAATAATGATAAGAATCGAAGATCTGGTTGAAGTAACACTCGATCAAAAAGATGACTTTCTTAAAGTCCGTGAAACGTTGACACGTATTGGTGTTGCATCAAAGAAAGAAAAGACTCTCTTTCAATCGTGTCATATTCTACATAAACAGGGTAAGTACTATATTGTCCACTTTAAAGAGTTGTTTGCTTTAGATGGTAAAGAAACTGACTTCTCTGAGAATGATGTG